CTTGAGGCTGCCGAACTTCTGAATGATCTTCTCGGGTGGGATCACGATCTCGCCGCCGGCCGCAATGATCGGCGTTGGCTTGCCGGCATGCTCGGCGCCGCCGCGAGCAGACATGTTGCGCGGCCGTGGCGTGAGATTGCCTAGATGCGGCATTTGCGGACGCGCGGCGTGCAGCGGCATCTGCTGGGAGCCGTAAGGTCCCATCTTGAACATCTTGTTGACGATGTTCGCGCCGGCCAGCGAATTGCCCTGCCCTAGCGCCGCGACATGATCTGCCGGCAGCACATAGGCGCCGCCGGAGACGGAGATCGGCAGCTTGTCCGTTCTTCCGGGGACCGGCGAATGCAGGAAGCCCTGATGCGTCTGCGCACGGAAAGCGTTCTTCTCGTAGAAAGTCGGCGTTACGCCGCCAGCGGCGTGACCGTACTTACGCGCGTTCGAAAGCGCAGCCGCGACCGCTTGCTTCTGCGGATGGCCAGCGTGGACCATCTCGGAAATGTTCTGTGAGACAGCCGCGCGGCTGCCTGACTTGATAAGCGGCATGAAATGAACATACGCTCATTTCTTGTGTCGCGCAATTAGGCGGCGCGGATCAACGTCAAGCCGTGCACCAAGAGCGGCGGCAGGTTCTGCCCGCCACCGCCGCCGGCCCCTGCATTGTTCACCGTGACGGTGATGCCAGTGGCCGCACCGCCGGTCGTTCCGCCAGTATCGCCATATTGCGGATTGCCCGAACCGGCCAAGCCTGTAGCCGCCGCCAGGCCTGCCGCCACGAAGGCGCTATGAGCGTGGGTCGGGTCGTTCACGGTCGCGGTGTTTGCGTGCGAGTGCGACTGCAGGAATTGATCGCCGCCCCCGGTGAAGATCGTATTGCCCGTAACGACGCTGGTGTTGCGGCCGGTTCCCTGGTCGAGGGCAAATCGAGTGCGTCCTCTCGTATCCGGGAGCGTGGTGCCCCCCAGGATCGCGGCGAGCATGGGATAGGTCCCAGCCGAAAATGTTCCGGCCGCGCAATTGAGCCACGGCGGCACGGTGCAGCCGGTAACCCAGTTTGGAACGGAAGAGCCGGCATAATCCCAATATGTGCCGACGCGGCCCATGTTCTTGTATTTGAGATTGGTGCCGTCGTTGATGACGTCAATGATCTCGCCGGGCGGGCAGCAGATGACCTGGCCGCCGGTCGCCGTCGTTTCCAGCGTGATGGTGAACGCGCTCGATCCCGTGCAGAGATGCTGGATTTCGTAAGACTTGGTGAACGACGTCGGGAACGTGATGGTCACCGAGCCCGTCAAGGTCGAATTGAACGTGATCTGCTTGTTCTGGAACTGGCCCGCCGACAGGACGATGTTGGAGTTATTGAGCGGAATGGTCGCGATACCTCCGAGAAGAAGATCGAGCAACGTCGTATTGCCGTTGACCGGCGTATCCCACGTGCCGACATCATCGCCGCGGGCCGGCTCGGTTAATTGGACATTCGGGGTGAAGCTAGCAACCATGTGTCACCTATTGGGGATAGAAGGGCATCTTGACGGTCGGGCCGGAAGACAGTGTCACCAGCAAGAAGCCGGTCGCCTCGGATGACGTGAACGTAACTGTCCCAAGCGTTGCCGGAGCCCCGGTGGAAACCGTCGTCGCCTGCGGAAAGACCGCCTTGATCGTCGTGTTCAGCGTCTGGATCGCCTGCACGCCCTGCTGCAGCGTTCCGAGAATGTCGCTCAGTCCAATACTCATATGATTACCTCCTGCCCGACGTTCCAAAGCGGAAGCGGATGCGGCCGATGCGCCAGAACTCGCTCGATGAATTGCTCTGGATGAAAGCCGAGAGCAGTCGGTTGCGGATGCGGCAGTTGATGAACTCCGTTGTCGACGTCACCGTAAACGGACCGTAGATCGTCGGCGCATCGCCGGGGTAGTTGACTCCGAAGAAGGTGATGTTGATCGATGCGCTCGGCGAGGCGGAGCGGATTCCAAAGATGAAGTCAGGGATGATCAGGTCGACGAAGGGAATTTCCTCGCCCTCGGCAATCGTGAAGTAGCCGGTCTGGAATGACGGGCTGCCGGCACCAATGGTCGACGTGCCGGTCTCGTGCTGCACAATCTGGCCAAAGTTATCGACACCTAGCGGCATGCCAAGGACAGAAACGTCGGTCCACGCCGTTCTGGTCATGGTGCCGTAGTCCCACTCGTATTCGCTGCCCTCGATGTGAACCTTGACGTAGCTATCGTTCTCACCGGCCGTATTGGCGGACGGATAGAACCATGCGGCCTCGTTGAAAGCGGAATTGATCGCGACGCGAATCTTGCTCTGGTTCACGACCGACAAGTTCTGGAACACCTGGTCCCACACGCTGCACGGCAGCGGTACGACACCATTGCTGCCGATGCTGTAGAAGTTATTGATGCCGATCCACAACGGGTTGCCCGCGAGAACGCCGCAGGCATGCGAAGACAGCCAGCCGCAACCCGTGCCGACGCGGGTGAAGTTGAAGATGACCACACCGCCGACATAAGTCATCGTCCAGACGTCGATGTCGGTCGAGATCAGCGCGTATTGTGGGCATTGGATGCCGCCGACGACCTGCGATCCAGTCGGAATGCGGAACGAGCCCGCGGTGGTCTGATTGGTGACGGCCCAATTGGTGTAGTCGCCGGCATTCGACCAGCGCACTGTCAATTGATCCTGAACCCCGGTCGATTGCACGCTGCGCCATGCGACCAGAATCTGCTGCGGCATCGAGACAAAGATGCCGCCATTGAAGAACGGTGCTTGGTTGATGACCTGCGCGTTCTGGAAACCGAAGTCCGGCGACCACGCATAGATCGGGCCGTTGGTCGGACACGAGAGAAGAATCTCGCCCCAGTTGTCTTGCGTCCAATCAGTCGCCGTGATCGGCGGTGCCGGAACGCCGGCCTGTGCCGTTCCGATGCCGAAGCCGCCGGAGCCGAAGCCGCCAGCGCCGAAGCCCTGTGCGGGCTGGGTCGGGCCAAGCGTCACGTAATAGACAATCTGCGCATCGCCGCCGTTCATGGTGGCGGTTGCCGTGGTGCTCGCCTGCGTAACCGCGTTGATCGTGAAGTTGGTCGAGTCGAGGATCGTGGCGATCTGGTACTTGCCCTGAACGATGATCGGCTGACTCGTTCCGATCGTTGTCGGCGCGATGAACTGCTCGAATAGCCCTGTGATTTTCTGGAAGTTGTTGTTCGGCAAAGTGACCGTAATTGCCGCCGTGCCCGATGATGTCGAGAACACGGGTAGAATGCCCGACGCATTGACGGTTGCATTCGAGACCGAGGAAAGCAGGATCGTATAGATCGTCGAGCCGCCAACCGTGTTGATTGGGTAGGCGCCGTTCAACAGCCAGCCGCCGATTGCAATCGGCGTGTTTAGATAGATCGTATTGAACAGGCTCGCGTTGGCGTTGGGATCGACAATGGTAACCAGATTGGTTCCAGTCGAGATCGAGAAGTTCGGTACCGGGTTGGTTGTGACCGTCTGCGGCGTGATGTCCTGCAACGAGCCGGTCGTGATAACCGCTAGCTGGGCAGTCCCTGCGACCGCGAGATGCTGGTTGCCGTTGATGTCCTGCCACGGGTGAAGATCGCGCACCGTGGAGTTGACGGTGAAGTTGACGTAGTTCTGCCAGCCGCCAAGCGTCTGGATCATGCCTTCCTTGTAGCGGATGGTCTGCGATTGCGAGACGCCGGCCTGGTTTGCCGAGAGCGTCTTCTGGGTGTCGACACCCGGATTGAGTTGAACAGCGCCCCAGGGCATCAGGCCCTCGGCGGTGTTGCGGACGGCGACGGAATCTGTGCCGACCAGGCGACGCTCTGAAACTTCATCCGCAGAGAGTCAACGCTCTGCGATTTGAGAAGATTATTATATTGCGTCTCCCAACTCTGTGCCATCTGCGGATTGTCGGTCTGCGCACCGAAGTCGCGCATGAAGCCGCTCGCGAAGATCATGCCGGCCGCCACCATCTGCTCCGGCGCATTGAGAGAGAGCCATGTCGTCGGGTTCGATGCTGAAAGCGGCGCCGGTCGGATCGTGGCGATGACCTCGGTGCCATAGGCTTGATCCGGCGTCGGACCGAGCATGATCTCGGTATCCGAGACGCGCGCGAAATATTCCGGCAAGCCGGTGTTCGACGATAGGGCCGAAGGATAGATTGTATCGACTACGGCTTTCGAGACTGGCGTCAACGGAATGCGGGTCCCGTTGGACGAGGTTGTCCCTGCCGATGAAAAGAGGTTGACCGTTTCGAGAACAAGCAACGTGCCCTGCGTCGTCGACAGCGCGATCGTCCGCACGCCGGAGCTGCAGGTCACCGAGGTATCAGTCACCCGCACCGCCGGCAGATCGAGATCGCGCCATAGCCGGCCTTCGGCATAGTCGATGATGCCGGGCATGATGCCGGCAAAGTTCGTATCGCCGTTGACCAGGATCGTCGACGAAATCACGGTGATCGTTGCAATCTCCGAAACAAACGATGAGTAGGTAAGGCTCATGCTCCCTCAGATATCGTTCGGTGCGGCGTCGGAGACGTTGAAGACCGCCTGCGCGATGGCGACAGCCGAGATGCCGTCACCCTGCAGAGCGATGCGGTGATATTGGAAGAAGGCGCCGGACGTCGCGTTGGCCGTGATGCTTTCGCCCACGGTGCCTGCCGTGGTGCTCTGATAGATCGTGGTCCACAACGCGCCGTTGACGCTTCCCTGCAGCATGAAGCCGGTTGCGCCGCTGTTGAGAAACGGCGCGTCGTTGGGCGCCGTGATCGTGAACGACGAGACCACATGCGTGTTCGCCGCCACGGTCGACGGCAGCGAAATGGACGTGCCGGAGATATCGGCGTTCCAATTCTTTCCGACCGTGTTCTGGAAGCTCGACACCGAGACGGATAGCGCCGCGCACATCTCGGCGCGCTTGTTGGCCGTGCCATTGAAGGCGGCATCGACGCCGGCATTCAGCGTCATATTGCCGATGTTGCCGGCCTGCGGCGGCCGAGGCAGAAAATTGTAAGCCGGGCTGTACAGCAGCGTCGACAGCGGATTATCCGCGGCGACATAATTCTCCGGGCGCGGATCGGCGATCGGCACCGGATCAGGCGGCAATACGATGGTGCGGCCCGACTCCTGCGGAATGTCGAGGCAGGTCCGGCAAACTAGAATGCGCAAGTTGAACAGCCGCGGACCCTGCAGCCAGTCCCATTGCCACTGCAATTCGTCGTGGTTGTAGAGAAAGCCGCAACGATCGCACACGCCAAGTGCGCGCGGTGCTCTAGCACTGATCTGGGCACGGCCATGCGGTCTCATCGGCGGTAATAGCCTCCGAGACCAGGCGTGACGTAGAGCGGCGTCCACTCGGTATCTTCGGCCGCCGAGATCGACCAGGCTTCGTCGCGATCGACCTTGCGCTGCGCCTCCAGGTCCGGCCGGTAGATGCGCGCGAGACGGTGCGCCAGATCAGCCGTGATCGCATCAAAGAAACGGTAAGGCAGCTCGACGTTCTGTCCGTTCAAAACCTGCGCGTCTTGCACCTGCCGCGCGCGGTAATAGAAGAAGTCGTAGGCGAATGCTCCGTCTGGAACCAGATAGAAGGTCACGGTCGGCGAGATCAGCCGATCGAACCAATACTGCGATGGGAAACCCTGCGTGCCCTTGGTCGAGATCGCCGCGTATTCGTCGCGGCTGATCGGATACATGTAACGATCGAGCGTCGGGCTGGTCTGGTAGCGAATGAAGGCGGACAAGATCATCCGCGTTTCGGCTGGGATCGAATAGGTCGCCGTGCCCGCGATCAGCGGGATCGACTGCAGGTCGATGGTCCAAAGGTTCTGCCCCGGCATGGTGTTGAACCGCACCAAGGCGAGGTTCAATTCCATGATCGCGCGCTGCATCTGCGTCTGTTCGATCTCGGTCGGGCGCACCTGAATGCGATCAAACGCATTGAGGATGAACTCGCCGCCGGTTGGCGAGAAATTGAAGGTGCCCGACGTCTGGACAACTGGGTTGAAGGGGTTGCTCACGAGATCAACCTCAGAGAACCCGTGGTCGGGCTGGCCTGCCCCGGCGCCGAGATCGAATAGTTGGTGATGCCGAGCGCAGCTACGCCGGTTCCCCAGGTCGCCGTGAAGAACGATCCGGATGGCAACATGCCGATCGTCGCGATCGTGGTGACGATGCTGTTGGACGACAATGGATAGGTGACCGTCAGCGTCGCTGACGACGGCACGGTAAGCGCGTTAGTGGAGTCGAAGAACTCCACCGTGAACTGCACCGTCGATCCGGTCGTGACATTGATCGGCATGCCCCGCTATATCACGGGACGTCCAAGAAATGAACAGGTGATCAGATTATGCTGATCGAGACGCGAGCCGACGTGATTGCCGGCACTTTCGCAACGCCGATCTGGGCGCCTGTGAAGCTGGCCTCGATCACGCCGATCTCGCCGGAGACGATTTGGTTCCATTCCTGGGCGCCGCCGAGGAAGATGTCATGGGTCTTATCGTTTGCCGCGAGCTGCCCGGAGATATTCGGGTTCGGCCGCAGTTGCGCCGGCTGCGCCAGAAACTGCTGCTGGCTGGCACGGAGACCGGGCTTGAAGCGAACGGGTTCGCTCAGCGGCTCCATCCATGAAAAGGAAACGAATGGCTGCGGATTGAAGGCTGCGAATTGCTGCAGCGCCGGCTTGAGGCCCGGCTTGAAGCGCGGCGGCTCACTCAGTGCAGCGAACCACGAG